GTATTTTGAACTGCACCAGTTTCAGCAGTCTTGTAGATAGTACGAATGATTTCACGGTTAATCTCAGCAAGAATCTCTGTTGAGAGAATATTTGCGAGTTCTGCTTCAGCATTCAGACCGTGGATTGCCTTGAGATCTTGTGCAAGTTCTAATGAATACTCAGCTTTCAGTGCTCTGGACTTTGCAGTAACAGTGATTTTCTCAATTGAGAAAGCCATCTGGTTGAAGGCATCACTACCGGTGCCATCAAGATTTTCTGCATCGGCTGTTGCTAATCCCTGTCCAACGTTATATGCAACTTGAGTAGCACTAGTTGAAGGGTTTAGGGCACCTGGGTTAAGTCCTTGCTGGGCAGTAGTACCCATACCAACAGAACCACTAGTGAAACCTGCAGTTTCATCAAATCCAGCATCTTGACCCGAGAACGCAGTATCGGGTTCGTTGAAGAATGCCTCGGTTCCGTTTTGAAGGGCATACTTAGAACGCATTGCGAAGATAAGTCCAGTAGGACCACTCATTGGTTGAACACCAGCCAGGTCATATGCAACCAAGTTAGGCATTGATCGTCTGATTAGTGAAATCAGAACGGGGTCAAAACCTGCGGTAGGACCGGTGCCCGCGGCATTGGTGAAACCACCACTGCCAACAGCATTAACTGGTGCTTCGGTTAGAAATGAACCAGACTGCTCAAATGCAGACTGTTCACGAAGGAATTTTTCTTGGTTTTCTAGCAGGACTGCGGTTACTGCTCTTCTGTGTGAATCTTTGATTGGATCAAGACCCTCATAGTTGAGGAGAGGTGCCCACTTTTCCTGCAGATGCTCGGAATGGAACATTTGCGTTTACCTTTTACTAAAGTGTGTTTTTTGGTTTGATTTTATGTTAAATTCAGCTTTTGCTAATTGCAGACATCATTTTCAGATATGCGCTCATTGTTCCAGAGATTTGCTCTGGTGAACTATCAACTTGCTCTGATAGTGATTCTGGTTTAGCTTTTGGAGCTACTACTCTTGAAGGAAAATATGCTTCCTTCAAAGTCTCCAGTTTTTCACGATATTCTTCGTCACTTTCAAACTCAACACTTTCGGCAAGTGAAGCGAGCTTCTCTTTCTGAGTAGCAGCAAGGCCCTCAGAAACTTGATCTAAGATTCCATCAGCAACCGACTCTGCGAGACGTTTGTTGAGTGAAACATTTTTCTCAATTTGCTCGTTGAGTTTTGTTTCCATTTCATCAAGTTTTTCTACCATACTTTCAAGCACATCATATTTATCTTCAGGGATTGTTACATAATGTTCTTCAAAAAGTCCCTTCAGACCAGTCATGAAGGATTCGCTCAGCTCTTCCTTCAGACCTTTTTGAATGGAAAGTTGGTTCTCAGTGAACCATTCTTCAGACACATACTCAAGGTATGCATCAACTCTTTCGCAGAGTTCGGACTTAATTTCCGAAACTTCTTCAGCAAGTCTTTCTACATACTGTTCTTCAAGAGCTTCTCTAATATCAGAAACTTTTGAACGAAGGGCAGCTTCGAAAATAGTGCGTGCTTTTTCTTGAAATTCTTCGGAAAGTTCCTCACCCGCAAGGAGAGCATTGACATCTTCTTCGATATCAAACTCTTCTTCGACAACTTCTTCCTCTTCTTCGTTATCTTCACTTTCTTCAACTTCTTCAGTCTCTTCTACTTCCTCTTCTTCATCCTCTTCTTCAGAGATAAATTCTTCATCATCGAGTTCTTCTTCTTCCTTCATTGCCTTTGGATCTTCAGCAGATTTTGCGTTCTTATTAACTGCATCTTTTACCTGCTTTAAAGTAGTTCCAGGTGTTTTCAACTTTGCTGAATCATCATCTGGTCTATAGTTTTCTGGTGTAGGACCGCCGAGATCTTCATATGATCCAGCGACCGAAGTATCCATTGGATCTGCTGGTTTTGCGTTAGCGTTTACAGCGGTCCTGGATTGCTTAGTGCCTGCTTCCATCTCTTGTAATTGTTTGCCACGAGACATTTGAACTCTCCGATTTTCCTGTAGTAAATCTATATTTATTTATAAATTATAAATTTGTAAGAAATTCATTGAAAAGACTGAGTTTATAGTCTTCAAGAATTTTTTCATCTACAAGAGTATTAATTCTCTTATAAGTTTGTTCTACTTCTTTTTCTCTTAGAATTCCACCATCCCAAATCCATTCTTTACCCTCCATAATTCCATGAACAAAAGCATCAGGTGCTGAAGGATCTGCAACAATATCAGCAGCCGTTGCAAGCATGAAATCTTCACCAACTTCTGTATATCCTTCTTTATTTTGACAAACAGAACCAATGCCACGAGAAGAAACCCCAAGAGTTACTCCCTCTTTTAAAAGTGACTCTGCAATTTTACCCATCGGAGTTGAAAGAATTTGTGCTTTACCAATAAAATTATTTCCTTCTTTTTGAAGAGAAACAATTTTATGCGAAACTCTGTCTAGATTTACAGTAGGTCCATCAGGGTGTCCTAGCTCACCGAGAGCACGACCTTTATTAACATATTGTTCTGTGTATCTTTTTACCTCTCTTTCCATAACAGGTAAACGATACATTCTACCATTTCTATTTACAACTTCAGTTTGTAAGAAAGGTCCTTGAATATACAAAGTTTTTTTACCATTTATACTTTCGGTAATAACTTCTACTGCTTCAATTTCTTCGGTGATTAGTTTCATCATGCTTGCCCTGAAATTTGTACTTGTTGTAAATGCAAAACAGCATTTCCAGTATCTGTTCTTGCTGCAATTTTGAGGGAACTTTTCAAATTTGCATTTTCTCCAGAGAATGCAGTTGAAATCCCACTTGTATCTTTTCCTATTGTGCATCTAGTTTGATGAAAACCATTAACACCAGAAGATGTATCTACAGAAATAACAGTTTGGTGAGTAAGTAAATCGTTGTAAAAACCTTGTGCTCCAGACAAAGTTACACAATCACCAACTCCAAAAGGACATTGAGTTCCCTCTGCAAAAGTCACAATGGTTGTTGTTCCTGTTGTAATTCCAACAATTCTATTAGATGCTTTTGTTAAGGACAAAGTTGCTTCTTTTCCATTGGGAACATAATAATCAGTGGTTGCAGCAGTTGGATTAGTTCCAATTGCAATGTGAGCACCAGCCCCTACAGGAACAACTCTCAAAACATTTGATTGAACTGAAAAAGCAGATGATTGAGCAGAAGTTACATTAATTGCGATTGAGGACCCTGCCCCGACTGATCTATGAGCCATTATTTTATTGGATACACTTTTAGTTATTTATTAATTAACAAATCTCTCTCCACTGAAAAAAGTCCAAGAGATCTGACATTATTCATTATTCTTCCGTTTGCTCTTCTTCCTCTTCTTCACTCTCATTTTTACCAAATACTGTGTTGGCAACTTCTGGTCTAAAAGCATCAATCTTTTCTGCTGATTTTGCAAAAAGTAATTCTTTGATTTTATCACTGACTTGAGATGGTGATTCGTCAGAAATAATCATATCCAAAAGGTCATCCATATCTTTTGATTAAGTAGTTTCTCTTTATTTATATCGTGGCACTCTTGGGCATTTCTGCCGATTTCCCTGATACTTCAGTTGCAGCACCTTGAGATTCTAAATCAGGTTCCATTACTGGTTTTCCCAAATCCATAGGAGCTTGGCCTGCTTCTAATGGTAAACCTTCTGTAGAATCAACTGGTGCATTTGGATCAGGAATAATGCCATCTTTAATTTCTTTTTCAATTAAAGCATTCTGTTCTAAGATTTCTATATCAGTTTGCCTTAGAATTTTGCGTCTCACATAATCTTGTGAGAAATATCGACCAACATATGGTTCAGCAGATGCGACCATTGTTAATCTTTCGTTCAGAAGTTCAGCATCCTTGAGTTCTGAAAAGTGATTATCATAGAGGAAGTCATATTGAATATGCTCACTCATTATTTCCCAATCTTCTGGTGTCACAACATTTTTTAGAATCAGTTGAGTTCTAAGCATATCGTGGAACATATTTGAAAATCTCTTTCTCAATCTTCCAACAAACTTAGTAAATTTGAGTTCATCTCTTAAAATTTCAGATGAACGACCAAGATTAAACCCACCTTCACCATCCATTCTTGATGGTGGAACATTTAGTGAACGATAAAGTTTCTTTTTGAAATATTCAATATCAGTAAGTTCTCCAAGATTTTGTCCACCGGGAAGTGTTGTAATTTCAGTTCCTCTGCCACCTTCACGACGAGGGAGCCAAAAATCTTCCAACAATGACATATATTTTTTATCATCACGAATTTCACCAGTGTTAGCATCGTAGACAAGTTTATTGCGATATCTTTGCATTACATCTCGCAAATATTGTTCTGCTTTTACTTTTGGAAGATTGCCAACATCAATATAAAAAATTCTTCTTTCTGGAGCACGAGATAATCTGTAGATAACAAGAGAGTCTTCAATCATTCTAAGTTGATTGAGGGATTTAATTGCTTTATGAAGATAAGAAAGAGTTGATCCTTTATTTCTATCTACAAGACCGGAAGTGCAATAAGTAATTGAATCTTTTGTAAATTTAACTCCTTCAGTTGTTCCCGACGCATTAATTGTTCCAGTAGGAAAAGAACTTTTTGGATTATAAATGAAGTACTCTTGCAACTCTGGAAACTTATAATTTATTGAATCTGCATTTCCTGAAAATTGTGGAGTTAGATTTCTATTATTATCTTGCTTTTTTAATTGTCTAACATAACGCATTTTCATCGCATCGATATATCTCAGATCTTGAATACCATCTTCAGGACTTTTTAAATCGATAACTTTATGATAATAAAGTCTACCATCAACATACCAATTTCTATATATTTCATGCGCTTTTTTATCAAAGTCTAATAAACTAAGAATAACTTTAAATTCTTGTCGGATTTTATTTTTAATTCCATCACTAGCATTTAAATTATCCAAATCAATTTGAATCGGAGTATCATTTGTATCTGATACAATTGCCTCGTTTACAATATCTTCAATGGCACTATCAACTTCGGGGTGAAGTGCCATTTGACGATATTTTGTAATTAAATCATACTCAGTTCTATAGATTCCCTCAATATCTACATATTGCCCATAGAAACCACTACTTACAGTAAAGTCAGACCCGTCCTCATCATTAGGAACAACGGGTGATACTACAGACTTTGGTAGTTTATTTTCATCCTCAATAGAAAATCCAAAAAGAGATGCCATATTGTAGTTTTAACCTGTTTTCAGTATTTATCTAATTACGTAAGTGATCCAGGTCCACCATTGATTTCAAAATATTGAACTTGCAACTCAACAGTAAATTCAGAAATTGTGTCAGTTGACTCATAAGAAAGATCAAGAGCACTTACATTGGTTGGGAATGTTCCATAAACTTTTACACTTCTCAGAGTTGTAACATTTCCAGTTGTTCCCGTTCTTCCTGTGCCATCGACATCTCTTCCAAGTTGATAAACAACCATGTCTGCGTGATATGATGCTGGATCAGTAAATCCAGTATTGTTATCTAACTTGCTCAGAGTATTCATCCATTTTTCAAAAGCATGACGAAGTTTGAAGTCGCTATCATTAATAATTGTAAGTGTCCATGGATCAAATGTTCTGTCCCCAGCGACTTTTAAAATCCTCCCTCTAAAGGGAACATCAATTGAAGCTACATTTGAAGCAGGAAGATTTGCTGATTTGCACAAAAATCTTCCTTTTGTTAGAGTTGCAGCATCAACACCAACATCTGCTGGGAAGGCCATCTCAACTTCAAATAGGTTGGGTCTTGAACCACCACCTGTGAGTTGACCTTTAAAATCTGTAATTTTTCTAATGGGAATTGCCATTGGTTTTGACCTCCGTTATTAATTATTTAATGAATTAAGTTCTGCCAGCTACTTCACTGAAGCTCACACCCGTGCGGGTTGCAACGAAGGTCAGACTTACAAAGTTAATTGATTTTGTAGGTTTAATGAAAATATCAGCTCTGAATTCATTGTTATCAATGACATCAGGTGTATTATTTGTAGCATCACAAATAACAAGAAAATCATAAACCCCTCTTTTTGCTTGAACATCACGCAGGAAAGGTTCGACAATATTTACAAAGTTTGCTCTTGTCACTTCATCATTGAATTCAAATAGTTGTGCCTTTGCAGCATTTTCAAGTGATTTTTCAAGAGTTAAGAACAATCTTCTAACATTAATTCTATCAAAAGCTGATTGATAACTAAGACCAGTCTTATCACCAAAGAGTAAAACTCCAACACCAGGTTGAAGAATTATTGGATTTACTCTTGCAACATAAAGAGCATCTCTTTGTGCTTTATTTGGATTGTAAGCAAGTTTAGTTGCGTTATTAAATACACCCCTTTGAACACCTGCAGGCGGGAACCAAGGAAACTGATTTAAATCAGTTCTTGCCATTAATCCAGCAATGTCTCCATTGCATGGAACATATCTGAATACGTTGTTGAAACGATCATACATGTACTTATAACCAGAATCAAATATTGCGTATGAAGAAGATTGAATAGCATCAAAGAACTGAACAATGTTTGTTGTTTGTGTTGCGGCAGATGTATTGTCCAAATTCGAACCAACAACAGCAGCTCTATGAGGAGAAATTGTGGCAACACAGTCCTGTCTTGCTTCAGCAATATCAATCAAGTAATTTGCCTTTGCTTGAGAATCTTCTTTGGTTCCTAAACCAGGTCCATTAATCAAGATGTCAACATCAATACCTTCTTTATCTCTAAACAAATCATAAGAAGTAATTAGATCTGAAAGTACTGCTTTAAATCCACCCCCATCAGATGAAACTGATGATGCGTAATTAAGTCCACCCCCAAGTGTATATGTTTTATTGCCAATTAAACTAAATGACACTCCTTGTGCATTTTGACTCCAAAGACCATCTGACAACTCTAAAACATTATATGTGTCAGGACTTCCTTCATATCCACTTGCCACAGGAAAAGTTCCATGAAAAGCATCGTTTGCATTTGATGGGCTATGACCTGCAAATAAATATGCGGACTCAACTGCTAGATAATCCTTATAGTAAATTTTTTGTGGAGCATTTGCAGAGGAAACGGCGTCTTTTGCTTTCGAGAGATTTGTATGTCTTTCGAGAATATTTCCTTTAATTCCAGTTACATCTCCATTATCATCCACAACTACAATGTGAAGTGAATCTGCTTTACCAGATCTATCACTTACATATTGATTAGTTGCTGGTTTATCTGCGATTGATTTCCAGAAAATTGTGCCATTTGTTAGTCCTAAAGTCTGTCCACTATACCAATCTTCAGCCTGAACTAGAGTTGCTCCTACAGTTGTAACAATACCGGTATTTTGCTGAACAAAACTTACAGTTCTTGTGGTCTTGAATTCAAAGTTGCTTCCTTCTCTATAAGAAACGCTGGTTTCAGTTCCCCCACTTGAAACTCTGGAAAGAACTTTTACGGTGAAAGAACTATTTCCACCTGCTGTATCTGTGGTAACACCAGTGATAATTCCTTTTAAATATCCAGTGAATAGTGAAGTTGTTCCTGTTCCTGGAAGAACAACATTTGTTAAATTAGTAGTGACACCATTGCCAACGATAACTCCAAGATTTCCTAGATTAGTTGTAGTAATACCAAGTTGTTGATCTGCAAAGTCATCAATATAACAAACTTTCAGATTATTTGCCCATTTTCCTGGATTCTTAGCTGCATAATAGAAGTTTGTTGCATCTTCATAATTCTGAACATAATCGTCATAATTTTTAATTTTTGCACTGGTTGTATTGGCAATACCAACTCCAACATTTGCGTTATTTAAACTACTCCCGTCTGTTCTTACAACTTGCAGAATACCCGTGTAAGAAAGGAAAGATGATGCGGACAACCAATATTCGTATTGATTGTCGGTTGAAAGTGGTTTACCAAATACTGAGAGCAATTCTTGCTCATTAGTAATTGTTACTGGAAAGTTAACAGGTCCTTGTTGGAATGGTCCAGCAATTCCGCCAGCACTCACTCCAAAATTATCTGCTCTCCCTACGGTCAGATCAACCTCTCTGACCAATACTCCAGGTGAAACAAGAGCTACTGCCATTTTTTTCTCCGAAGAAGTCTCAAATTCTCTAAAAATTATTTATAAA